ATAGCCATATTGCGGGTAATGAAGATTTTTCGGAGTTTGATATAAAAATGTCAGAAAATGCATGTTTACCATTCTTGGTTTATTCAATAAATACAAAAAAATTTAATATTTATTGTCCCAAATACTGCGATTCAGATGTAAATAAGATACAAAGGTTTAAGGAAAGAATATGACAAAAGTAAGGTTACATGGAATTTTAGCAAAAGAATTCGGAGAGTTTTTTAGTTTTAAGCTTGGAAAGGCTAAAGATGTAATCAGGGCTATTGATGCAAATAAAAAGAATTTCATCAAAAGAATCAATGATTTAGGCAGACAAGGTTTTAATTATACACTGGTTGTTGACGGCAAGAAAGTATCTGATTTGTCTGAAATTGAAATTAAAAAGGAACATAAGAACATTGAAATAGTTCCAATGATAGCTGGCTCAGGTGCGGCGGCTCTTGGAAGTATACTCCTAACAATAGGATCAGTGGCATTAAATACTGCTTTTGCAGCGGGAGCTATTAGTGCAACAGCCTATACTCTTGGGTCAATTGCTATTGCTGTTGTCGGTATTGGTCTGCAAATGTTATTGGCTCCAAAACCAGATGCTGGCCCACCAATATCTGCAACAACAAAAGCTTTTAATGAGTCTTTTAGTTTTTCAAACAAAGCTAACGTAGCAACTCAAGGAACTCCTGTGCCTGTGGGCTACGGTAGGTTGATGGTTGGTTCTCAAGTGATTCAATTTTCTGTTAAATCTTTCCCACAATCTGAAAGATCAACAGAAGTAATGATTTCAAATCCATTTAATGTTGATGATACTTTTGAAGGAGCAAATATCATTACAAACAGACCATGAATCATTTGATCAACAAGTTTAAAATTGCTGGTGCTGGTAAGAAAAAGCCAAAGCCACAACCAGCTACGCTGACACCACCAGAGCTTGGTGTGCATCAGCTTGCTTCTTCATATGCTTATGCTGAAATTATTGATCTAATCAGCGATGGCCCGATTGATGGCCTTGTAAACCAAAACAATTCAAAATTAAATGGTTTAGGTGTTTTGCAAGGAATTTATATGAACGATACTCCAATTGCAGTAACAAATGATGAAACTGCTAATGAAAACCCAGAAAGTGTTTTTAATTTTTATGAAATAGCAAATACAATCACAAATATTGTATCAAACTTGGGAACTCTAGTAAGACAATCAACAGTTGCGTCAAATTATTTTGTATCTTTAGATGATAGTTTTAGATTGTCTAATAATATAAAAACTTTGAATTATGATGATCCAACAGATGCGCCAATTGAGTATTTGAGCATTGATGGTTGGGAAAGAGTAGTGACAGATGATGGTATACAATATACACCAATTGGATTTAACGACAAAATAGCATTATTTACGCCTAAAGAAATTTTAGGCACACGGGATGAGTTTCAAATCACTTCGATAAGGGATGAGGTTGTAAACTTTTCCGCGAAAAATAAGAGTTTCACGAATGATACGTATAGACAAATTGATCACTATAAAGACTATCTTATAGCTAACAATATGTATAGAAATAACTACGGGACACCTTTTTTTAAGGATTTTATAAATACAATATACTCGAATTTTAGTTCAAGCAAAATATCTACAGATGGGGATAAGTCAACTTACGAAGGGGCATCAGCATTGATTATAGATGCTAGTGTTATAAATTTTGATCCTTCTTTAAATCCACTAGCATTTTTTGATGAAAATGATAAAATTATAACAGAATTAATATTAGGTTTCGTCCCTAGCGCTCGCTCAAATGTAAAAATACTAAATTACGCTTGGCCAGACCTTGGAACAGAAAAAACTACTCCACAATCTTGGAATGGTAAGATGATAGGATGGTTTATTGTAGTTTTGCCTTTAACATACATAAGAAACAATATAACAGAAGAAGATGCAAATGGTGTTAATATCACTAAAATGTATTCTAATATATTTTTTCAAGCCGCAACTATAGATTATCTTGCTAGTGTTAGACATTTTGTAGTCGGCAGAAAATTTAAAGTAGACTCGCAAAAATATAACTACACAAATATTCTAGCTGAAGTTAAAACAGGAGAAGAAACTCAAAAACCTTTTAAATATTTTAATAATGTATATATTGATAGAACATATGGTATTAGATTATTTGGGCCATTTAGAACACAGGGTCAAATTCAAACACTTGTCCGCGATCAATCAGTATTGACTACTAACTTTAAAATTAATAATCCAAGTGGAACAAAAAAAGGATTGCCAATTGATGAAGGTTCAAATGATATCAGAGGTCAAGGTAATTTTTCTGGTTGGGATAAAAACTTAATATCATACGATGAAGAAGCTATATCGTTCACTCATACGATAGAAAATCCTAATGTTGATTCTGTAATTGTTTCTATAAATATTGACTCTTTAAGAGATACTGCAAGTATAGACATTGCACAAGGAGGTGGAAACCCTAAAAAAATTAATGCTGGTTCTGCTTTTCCGGGGGTTCTAAATATTGAAATTGAAGTTGGTAAAATAAATGAAAAAGGTGTTACAATAGGTCAATATAGCAAGAGATATCAAATAGTTGCTCTTATTGAAAGTCCTACAACAATTGATATTGGAAATCAAGATAGTGAACAGTATGAATCTACTGCATATAAGTTTATAAAAGACTTAGACAGAGATACATTTGAAACTGGTCTATTCGATCCTATAAAATTACCATCTGCATTTGATGTTTCTGGGCCAGAAGAAACACCAACAAGAAGATATGTTAAAGTTTCAAAATTATCAACTGAAACTAATAGCACATTGGTTAGTAAATCGGTTAGTCTTGAAAAGGTTACAGAAATTATTCCAGTAAATTGTAGTTATCCATTTTCTTCAATGATTGGAACAAAATTAGATGCAAGAACTTTTCAAAATATTCCAACTAGAACTTTTGATGCTAGGCTTAAAAAAGTCAAAATACCATCAAATTACTATCCAGTAAAAGATAATATTTTAGAAACAGATAAAAGATACTACACATCAGTTGTTGATTATGAAAATGCTACAACAGAAGATAAGTATGTTTATAAAGGTGATTGGAATGGAACATTTAAAATTGGCTGGACTGATAACCCTGCTTGGGTTCTTTATGATCTTCTTACAAGTAATAGATATGGTCTTGGACAATATATTGATCAAGAAGATATCAACAAGTGGGATTTGTATAAAATTGCTAGATTTTGTGATTCGGTAGACGAAGAAGGCTATTTTGTGGGTGTTCCAGATGGTAGAGGTGGTCTTGAGCCTAGATATTCTTGCAATATTATTTTCCAAGAAGGAACAAAAGTTTTTGATTCTATTAATCAAATTGCCAATCTTTTTAGGGGTTCTGTTTTTTATAATAATAACGAAATTAACTTTCTTGATGATAGGTTAAGAGACCCAACCGCTCTTTTTTCAAATTCAAATGTAAAAGATGGTATTTTTTCTTATACCAATTACAAAAGAGACGAGAAATTTAATGCTATAGAGGTGATTTATATTGATAAATTTGATAACTTTAAAACAAAAGTTGAATATGTTGAAGACGAAGAAGATATCTTGCAAAGAGGTATGTTTAAGAAGCAAGTAAATTCTTATGGCGTAACATCAAAAGCTATGGCAAACAGAATAGCTCGTCATTTAATTTATCAAACAATTAAAGAAAATCAATCCGTAAGTTTCATAGGTGGTAATGAAGTGTTACTTTGCAAACCGGGGGATTTAATCATTGTTGAAGATGAACTAAAATCCCTAAAATCAAATTTCGGCAGAGTTTTAAATGTTGATGCTTCAGCAAAAACAGTTCGCATTAATGAGACTTTTATCACTGGAGAATATACGAGTGGGATTACCTTATATTCACCAACTGGACAAACTACATCAGAAGATATTGATGTAATTGCTAATCTTAACAGAGAAAGATTGACTGGATTTGTAATGAATGCCAATGCTGGTGGTGTATTAGACGATTTTACGGGTATTTATAAATTCTCTGGATATTCAGATGGTTTTAATTTCAAGGATGATCTTTATGCGGAACAATATGCCGTTTATACAGGAGATAGAACACCACAAAATATAATTTATTATAGCACACTTGCAACTGGTTGGGTTTATGCAACTGGACAAGCTTTTACAAATAATAATGATTATGATAAATGGATTGCGACTAGCGACATCAAATCAATATCGGAATTAAATATTCAAAATATACAATTTCATTATCCTTATGATTCTACAAGCCCTAATTATAGAGGATCACCAGCAAATAATACATTTTTCAATGTTTTCGATAACTCAAATGGAGAATTGACAAAAACAATTATAGGGGCGCAAGAAAGCGAAATTGCATTTGTAACAACACCTCAAATCATAACACTTTCTATTACTGGAGCAGTAAATCAAGATTATGGTTCTTTATTATATGTGGATTCTGGAGATATAAATGCAAATCTTTTAAGATTTGTTTCTGAAGGAAGTGCATATAGAATACAAAGAAAAAACTCAGATGATCAAATTTACAAAATCTTAGAAATAAGAGAAGAAGCGCCGAATGAATATGCGGTGGTAGCAACAAAATATGATAGTGGTAAGTTTGATTTGATTGAGAACTCTGTTTCTGTAGAATTTCAATCTGATACTTTTGGTTATGGTGTAAACGACCAAATAAATGATATAAATTATGTAACACTAGATACTCCTGTGATAGATTCAATAACTACAGGAAATGGTTCTATTCAGGGTTATTATATTTCTGGTGATTGGCAACCAGTATCTAATGCTACTGGTTATAATGTAGTTTTACGTAACCCAAGTTCAATTGATATACAATCAATTAATACATCAGAAACTGGTTTTTCATTTGATAATAATACAGAAATTGGTAATTATACATTCACGTTAAATGCTCTTGGTGATAATTCAAAAAATGCAGGAACAAGATACTACGATTCAAAATATGTTGTTTCTGGTATTTCGATATTACCAATAAATAGTGATTTATATCAATTAACTACTGCTGTGGTAAACAATATAACAACACAATAAAATGTCTTTATACGAATTTGAAAGAGAATATACTTATGACTCTGGTGATACATCAATCACTGGAACTGGTAGTGGAGTGCATTTATATAAAGATGTGTCTTTTA